CGGCCCACTCAGTCCTTCACCAATGAGATGCGTCCTAACACCCACCCGAGAAACAGATTAAAACTTCGACTCCTCCCTGTCGTCATCAAAGAAAGCATATCTACCCTTGCCTCTAATCTCCTCTACCTCTTCATCATTTTCTGCAGCCTCCAAATCATCGACATAGGCACGTCCTGCTTTCTTCATGGCTTTCTTCACCATTTCCACAACTTCTGTTTCTTCTTCTCTGGCGAGCTCACTCTCGTGCTCGGCAACCATCTTCTCGTAAGCTTCATCGGAGACATGTTGTCCCCGCTCACGCATGCGAGAAACTAGTTGCTCAGCACGACCTTGAAACTTCAGCGCGTTCGCTCTAGCGCGACTGAGCTTCTCCGCCCTTGCCTCAGCGGCCGACTTCTTGTTGGCGACATCAACAGAAGTCTGTGCGTTACCCTTGCCTGCAGAAGCCTTTGGTACCGTCGCTGCCGAACTAGAATACGCCATAAAACCTGCTCGAAGCAGTTCCATGTCGTCTTCAGGAACGTCAGCTCCAACGTTACCACCAGGACTACTACTGCTGGCAGCATCGCCACCCCCACCACCAGCTCGGGTGATGCGGGCACTTTTCCACTTCTCAAAGAACTCTTGCTTGGACAATTGGTGAAAATCCACCATCACCTCATCGGAAGGGAGTTCTTCAATACCGTTAGCCTGCCCATAAAATTTAACGAAGTCCTCGACGTCTTCAGCTCCAATTGGAACTTCAGCCGCCGAAAGCTCGCCAGTCACTTCATGAGCATCTCGCACCGCGGAAAAGGTCTCTCTGAGAAATTTGTTGACTTGTGGGTCTGCCCATCCACCAGAGATAAAGACACCAAGAATGCGCTCCAAAAGGTTTCGTTCAGGGTTGGAATGCGAACCGGGCAAAACCAACGACGTCACCAAACCATTGATGTCTTGTGGAACGAAGAAATGTTGGTCATCACGCACAACAAGGACTTGGCCCAAGAATGGCAATGGATCACCTTTGGCGGCATACTCAGCGAAATCTTTGTACACAACAAATTTACATTCGCCGATATATCCACCATCGGTGGCAAAGCCAACGTCCTTGAATGAAAAACCGTACGTGTCACGAATGACACGCACGATCCTTCCCAAGAGCTTGTGGAACGCTTTGACCGACTTCTCTTCGTCTGGGACTTTTTGGCACTGCTTCTCAATCGTCGCGCACATCGACGCCGAGGAATGATTGTTTACAGTAGTGGTTCCAGCCGTGCCTGAACTGTTACCCCTCTTCTTACCTACAATGTATGGTCCTCCCACGTGAACATTGATGTCAAATGCCAGAAAAATTGTCATAGCCATCATATTCAACTGGGCCTGAGGTGCAACATCACCGAATTGTGACAAAAGCCACTCAATGATGTGAGGAACCGAATCTCTCGAAGTAGACATGTCCATTGCTGACACGTCCGGAGCGAAAACCACAATCCCATCAGGATAGAAAAAGAACCACTTCTGGTCATCACCGTAGAAAATCGGAGCAAAATGCACCCTATGCTTGTTGGCAACACTCGCGTGATGCTGAAC